GTTCCGGAAGTGTTATTCAGACTAGTTTTTTCGGTAGAACTGCTCTCGTATCGCATGAACTGTGCGATAACTTCCCCAAATTTGACCAGCGTACCACGCGAGTGCGATTATCGGAATCCAAATCATGATTCATGCGCCCTTCCGCGGAGCGATATTGCGTCCGCAAATTTAATCGCTTGAAAATTGGCGTAGCAAGCGTTAATCCATTCCAATACAAGTTCTTCCGGAAGAAATTCTAATGCTTCCTGAATAGACTCGAACTGTAACGTATTAACCTTGCGCGTACAAAGACGCGAAGGCTTCGCTTTCATAACACCTCAATTGTAAAGGGGATTTGAGATAGGGCAGGTTTGCTGTCCCTGCCCTGTATAACTACGCCTTGGCAGCCAGCATCGACTCGACTTGCTTGCGTGCCATCTCTTCCGAAAGTCCCGCGCGGATGAAATCGCGGATGATACGCTCGCGGATATCATCCTGTGAAACCTCGGACGGACGATATGGAAGGAGTGCAGCCTGATACGCATTGCTGCGTGCATTCTGCTTTTCCACATCGTTGACCATGTCAGTGATTGACCACTTTTTCGTGGAAATCACTTCCAATGCTTCTGTCTCTGTCTCGCACTGGCGATACTCGAAAGGTTTTTCGATTTTCTTCCCCGCTTCGGGGTGGCCTTCCGGAATCGCGAACGAGAATTTGCCGACTAGGGTTTTCATTGCTGTCTACTCCTGAGTATTGACCGTCGCGGAATTGCGACCGGTCCCGAGTTTCCGACCTGAGTAAGAGTCTAACACGACGCCTATAGAATGTCAAGCGTTTTTTGGGGGAATAGCAATTCTTTTTTCGATTCGGTTAGCCAAGTCGAGAACCGAATCGCGCAGTTTGATTAGCTCCGCGTCCGAGTAGTTATCCATTTGCCTTTCGATTTGCTCGGACATCGTTAGTATGGTTCCTTTTTGCCAATCTGAAACAATATCGAACCAGAATAGATAAAGTTTATACATAAGACTCCTATTGTATAGGCGTCCTATTAGACTCTTACTGATATTGTTCTGTAAGGAGAAACACCTTACAGGCGACAGCATATTAAGGTATTAGCTAGGCAGTGCTTATCTGCCAAGTGTATTCTGCGCTACAGTAAGCGCCGCGCGACTTGTGTTTCATTCCGTCCCATCGCGTCCACCATAGTATAGAGCATACGGTGTGCCAGGTATTCCGGAATGAAATAATGCGCAGTCCTGTGCAAAGTTCGCCAAAGTGTGCAGACAAAATCCGTCAATTTGCCGACTTTTGTCAACCAAATAATGTCATCACATAGCTGCACATTTTATTTTTCTTATGCCAAGTACAATTTTGTCGTGTTTACACAATTGCACAGAACTACACATAATTGCACATTGGCACGCGGTTTGAAATGCATAAAACTGCACGCAATTGCACACATTATTTTCTTATGCCAACGTTTACATTATTGCACTGGCATAAGAAAGTATTGATGCCAAACTGTGCAACCTTGTGCAATACTGTTCGCGAAGCGATGGCATGATTATTATTTCGCATAGTTGCACGCGCCTGCACACTATGACGCTTCACACCCCTATACACCCCTCCACATAGGGTCCCATATGTGCACACTTTTGCGCGCCCATTGTACAAATGTGATGGGATGCAATTTTAAATAGGGTCCCATATTATAAATACTTCCATGACACACAGAAAGAAAATTTGACTTTCAGTCGCCTTCATGGTACCATGCTCGGTCCATCGAGAGGCTCTGAACTTTTGGTTCCGGAAGCTTCGCTTAATGTTTTAAAGGAGAGAAGATGCCCGCAACATTGACCATCACAGCTAAATCGGGTCCCAATATTACGAATACTGCTGCTGTATTCACGGGCCTAACAGCCCTACTATTCCTACCTGATAGGAGAATTCTACAGGCATTCACGGGCGGTGATACAAATTCACCCCCTGAGAAGGAATTCGACCTTACTGGAACTACGACTATCACCGGCACTATCGGTGGGACTGCCCAAACACTTACTATCACTATTTCATAGTCAAGCCCTAGGAAGATTATTCTGGGTTAATCCATTTATGGACCCTATCACAGCGGCGGCTAATTTAATCACTGAAATCACTAAATTAGTCACTGTCATTATTGAGGGGCAGACTCCTGAACAGAGACAACAAATCTGGCAATGGTATATTGAAGATAGGGAAAGAATCAGAAAATGGTTCAAACTTGATTAGGAATGATTATGGCGAAAGATACACCACACCTTAATATAAAGGATACTATTAAGAAAGAGATTCACAAAATTGAAGAAAAACTACATATACCTCATTCGAAGGATGCACTTGAATCAGAAGCTAAACTAGTCGAACATATTGAATCGACTAATCTGAGTCGCGAGGAACTGAATAAATTAACTCCTCATGATATTCTATTTATTATGAATAAGATTCTTCAAGAAGAAGGACAGGGATTAGAAAGTAACATTGGCATAACTAGTGAGTACTGGGTTCTCAAACGAGAATACAATCGGCTCACTAATCCATAGAAAGAATAATCAAATGCCAATGGGAATTGTTTCTGATGAGGATTTCGAAAAGGAACTTGGTAATTCGAATCCTAAATCTATTGGGAAAATAGTTGAGAAACCAGCTAAGGGTAGGGGCGAGGGAAGTGTCGAAGTTCCTGACGCATTACGGAAAGTTATTGGAGAAACATCTGCAACTAGCGGACGAGGAGTTGCTACGGAATTGGCATCTAATTTCGGAATTTCGGCAAGTTCCGTATCAGCCTACGCGAATGGTGCCAAATCTACAGCAAGCTACGATGATACACCGAATAAAGGTATCATTACAGGGGCTAAGGAGAGAATTCAAAAGAGGGCTAGGTCTAAACTCCTCCTAGCATTAAATCATCTTACTACTGATAAACTAGAGCCCGCGAGCGCTAAAGAATTAGCCGGAATCGCGAGGGATATGTCGGCTGTAGTTAAGAATATGGAAGAACCTACAATTCCAACAATTAATAATCAGAATGGACCTCAATTTGTCTTCTATGCGCCACAGTTTAGAAAAGAGGAACATTTCGATGTAGTGGAGGCTAAAGAATAATGGCATTTACACAGATGATAGATGTTGGAGTCCCAACACCTATTTTACAAAATCAAGTGGTAGCATTACCCGCATCAAGATCTCTCGTATTTACATCTGATGCAGCGCCTACTATTCAAGTCTCAAATGATCCTGCTTTCGGTACCAATGCTGCAACCACCCTAACTAATGGACAATTCGAAACAGCAGCACCATTCTTACGTTGTACTACTGCGAATATCACGATTACAGTCAAGAAATTCTAATGGCTTTCATTAAGTTAACTAAAGTAATTAGTGGATATATGCCCCCCGAGGCAGGTCCATTTGAATGTGAATATTGTCACTACTTTAGTTGGCGTCGCGCTTGCGAACTAGTGGAGGGCGATATTGAGCCGGATGGATGCTGTAATCTTTTCACTGAAGAAGGTAAGGCTGGTAAACCTGAAGAAGAACTAGAAGATGAGAAACTAGAACTGGATGACGAGGAAGAATGAGTTTCGATAAAGGTTTTTGGAAACCAAATCGAAAACAAGAACAATTCCTAGCTGTACCTACTTCTATTTTTGAAGGATTCTATGGTGGGGGCAATGCTTCTGGAAAATCTGACGTCTTATTGGTATATGGTCTTATCCATCGATGGCATGAGCATCCACTCTTCAAACAAGTGTTCATGCGCAGAACTTATCCTGAATTGCGAGATGAAATCCTTCCTCGAACTAAAGAGATATATCCTAAATTTGGAGCCGTATTCAATAAGACCGAAATGATTTGGACCTTTCCGCGCAAGGATGAATTCGGTGGAACAGGTGATAGGACTGGAGCTAAGATATATTTAAGACATTGCGAGGAAGAGAATGATGTTCACAAATACGACTCAATGGAAATTAATCTATACACTCCTGACGAACTCACGACTTTCACCGAGTACATTTATCTATACATTGGTTTTACTAGGGTTAGAACAAGTTCGCCAGAATTACCAGCAATCATTCGCGCAGCCGGAATGCCGGGGGGAATAGGTCATACATTCGTTAAGAAAAGATTCGTCACTCCATATCCTCAAGGTGGAGTGAAGATTATCGGGAAGGGCGGAGTTAAAAGAATTTACATTCATTCCACTGTTGCCGATAATCCTCATGCTGACCCTGAATATACTAAGAGACTTGATGGCATACCAAGCGAAGCTGAACGAAAAGCTCGTAAGTATGGAGACTGGGATGCATATCAAGGACAAGTATTTGACGAGTTCCGAGATAAGCATTATCCCGATGAACCCGACAATGCATTACACGTCATCGAACCATTTGAGATTCCTGAGTGGTGGCCTAAATTCATTATTGGTGATTGGGGTTTCGCTGCGATGACCTATATCGGATTCTACGCAGTGAGTCCGACGAAACGTCTTTATTTATATAGGGAATTATACTGGCTGAAAACCAAGATTGAAGAATGGGCACCAGTCGTTAAAGACTTGATGGATAAAGAGAAGCCAAAGGTAGTTAAGTTCTGTCGTTCGGCTAATCAGGATAGAGGTCAGGAACATACTATTCAGCAACAAATTGAATCTGCATTAGGAAGGCCAATTGAATTATCTTCTAATACTCCTGGTTCGCGTATTGCGGGTAAGATGTTACTACATGAATATCTTAGATGGAGACAACGACCAGTTATACCGCAGGTGGATTTGCCTTCGTACAATGAAGAATATGCGATGTGGGTTCTTCGTAATAAAGGGCTCGAAGCTTACAAGGATTATCTTCGATTATTTGACCCACCTGAGGAAGAAACAAACATTCCTAAACTACAAATATTCTGTTGTAATGACACCCTTCATGAAGGACATTCTAATTGTTGTCCAACGATGATTGAAACCATCAAGGCGTGTTCTTATGATAAGAAGTCGAAGGATGGTAAAGCAGCAGAAGATGTTGCGGAGTTTGAGGGCGATGACCCCTACGACGATTTACGTTATGCGGTTGATTCCGCTGAAAGATACTTTCAAACTGCAGAATCAGAATTTGCGAAAGTCCAGAAGCAGGAAAAGCTTACCCAATTGTTATCAGAAAATCATGATTGGACTGCATATTATCGAAATATGCGTCAATTAGAATCGGCTAATCCGGTTAATCAACCGATTAGGAGATATCACAGGGCTAGGAGACAATAATGAAGAAGATTTTGTTTGCAATTCTATTCTCCGCACTTAGTGCATTTGCATTCGCGCAAGCACAGGCAAC